ATTAAGATCCTAGTGTCGTGTTCTTTAACATATGATATAATTTCACGAAACTGTTTATTCATTACAGAATCACCAAAGTTACCATTAATAACTAACCACTCTAAATTTCTAAGTAGTTCAGGGTAAAATAATTGTTTAAACTTATCTAATGATATTGTATATTTTTTATCATTTAAATTAATACGAAGAGGCTTGACTCTATGACAAGCAGGACATTTAGCATTACATCTAAAGGTTAACTCAGTTGTAAGTTGCCTATATTTTCTCATTAGCTTGGAGGATTAAGAGTTATAATTTGCACAGTCAAACCTGACGGTATAGATGCGTCTTTAAAAGTTACTTTACCTGTGTTCTTATCATATAAATAATCTTGAGTTTTAGCCTGAGTAATTCCATTTATACTAACTACCACATTATCAATAGAAGTAGGATTAGAATTTCCAGGAGTAGCTACAAAGAAATTATTACTTCCTGCTCCTTCTCCTGTAGCACTAGCAGCTACATTTATAAGTTGTTTAAGACCTAATGCAACATTACTGGATACTAAATTAATATTAGCAGTTAATTGTGTATAAGTTATAAAGTCATTAGCTTGAAATCCTGCAGTGCTTCCTTTAGTATCTAATTGTGTTTGAATAGAGCTGGTAGCGTCTAAAAATCCAAGCTCTGTAGACGTGACAGAAGCTAAAGCAGCTACTTTACCACTACCATCGGATACTAAAGCTCTTGAGGCAGTAAGATTCCCAGTAGTAATTGTAGATACGGCACCTGCTATATTTGCTGTTCTTCTAGCTTCAAGAGCAGTAGACTCTGTTACTCCTGCTGTAAGCTGTGTTTGGACAGCAGACGATACCCCATCTAAATAACCAACTTCAGTTGCGGTAACAGCAGAGATAGCAAGTTTACCAGATCCGTCACTAACTATAGCTCTTGACGCGGTAAGATTATCTTTGTATACAGTAGATATAGCACCAGAACGGTTATCAGTAATCGCAGTATTTAAATCTGCGCCATTATATTTTACAGAAGTAGCACTGATTTGACCACTAACAAGATTAGCTGCGCCTGTAGGACTAATAACAACATTACTATCAGGATCTCTGGTTTCTGATATGGTAAATGATTTAGTAGACTCATCATAATAGATAGCTGCATTACCAGAACTGCCTCTATTCATAAAGATACCTACATCACCACTAGGAGTTCCTGTTGCAGAGTTAGCAAGCATAAGGAATCTATCTTGTATAACTGCATTAATAGTATTAGTAGTAGTGGTATCACCATTTACAATTAAATTACCTTGCACTACTAAATCATCTGACATAGTAACTTGTCCAGTAAATCCCTTAGTACCGGCAACTACAGCAGCTATATTACCTTCTGCCGCTACTACATTAGCATGAACAGTATTAGTATTTGTAACACCTGCACTAAGTTGGGTTTGTATAGAGGAAGTAGCATCTACGTAACCTAATTCTGTAGAGGTGACAGACGCTAATGCAGCTACTTTACCGCTACCATCCGATACAAGGGCTCTTGAAGCTGTTAAATTACCAGTAGTAATAGTAGATACAGCACCTGCTATATTAGCTACTCTTCTAGCTTCTATACCTACAGCAAATACAGTATTTGCAGTAATATTTGCTTCTGCGGCATCAATTTGAGTTTGAATAGCAGATGTTACACCGCCTAAGTAGTTTAAAACAGTAGTAGTAATCCCACTTGCCGCAACTTTACCACTACCATCGGATAATAAAGCTCTTGAGGCAGTAAGATTCCCAGTAGTAATAGTAGATACAGCACCTGCTATATTATTTATTCGCTTTATCTCTACAGCATCAACATTAGAAGATACTAAATTTACACTTGTTACGATAGGTGCAAAATTAGCCGTAGCATCGAAAGCGCTTGCAGGAATAGATTTTATTCCGTATAACCGGGCTACTATAGATCCGTTAGCCATTTTATCGGTAGTAACCGCATTTGACCCTAAAACTGTTGATGTTACGCGTGTTAGCGCCATATTAACTCCTTAAATATCAATCATCGTCAAGTTGTTCAAAAAACTCTGTTAAAAAATCTACTGTTTCTAATGATGTATTATTAAATTTTTCTTTTATTCTGGTTGTTAAAGTATTATCAGAACTACTTACAATTGTCTCATTAGAAGTATTATCATCTGATATTTCTTCAAAAAACTCTGCTAAGAAATCTTTCTGTTCAAGAGGTTCTGAATCCCCTTCTTCAAAAAACTCTTTTATAAAATCCTCAACTTGTTCATCAATTGTAGGAGGTTTTAACAATTCATCATATATCTCTAATACACATACTTTTTCAGTTAAGTCTTTAATCCAGTCAATTAATTCTTGATCAAGCTCTTCATTTTTATCTATCCATTGTCTTTCGCTTGTAAAGTTTTTACCTCTTTGCTCATAATAAATACCTATAATTGGTCCCGCAACTAATTCTTCTATCTTTGGTTCTTTTTCAATTATTTTACTAAATGGAAAAGCCCTTGATATTCGTGGACCTTTCATGTTTTCTTCTATTTTTCTGTATTCAAAAAATACACAGTTTTGATCCATCTCATCTATGTGAAATTTTATATATTCCATATTTTCCCTCTTATGTTTTAATTATATATCTTGCTACTGCATGTGGTATTACTGCAGTATGAGTGTGTGCAGCAGCAGAAACTCCTGTCACACATGTTAGACCTCCAGCATCTTTAACACCTGTTGAAGCAGAAGCTGTAGTAGTATTTATAGTTGTAGTATGTGAAGCAGTAGTAATAGTACCACCACTTGCAAATGTTCCTGCTCCTGGTCCGAGCGCATGAGCAGATGATTCACCTATCATAACTTTATTTTCAAAATTAGGTATATTAAAAGTAGAAGAGCCGTTCCCTACACCATAAGTAGTTCCTAATATAGCAAACAATTCAGAATATGTAGTTCTACTAACAGCAGCGCCTGCACACTCTAACCAACCAGTAGGTACTGCACCTGCCATAGCTACTATAGTACCAGCAGGTATTAAAGGTACTGGAGTGTCTGTACCTCCTAAAATTGCAGATTGCAAAAGTACATTAGAAGCTACAGGGGCATAACCACCATTTTGTTTTACTATACTAAGTCCTAAATGATGTAATTGATTATGGTTACCATTACCAAGTTGGTTAGGTTCAAAAGCTAAGGATAGATTAGATACAGCATTAGAGCCTGCTAATACTATAGCACTATTAGACGCTGCTCCTATACCAGATATGGAAAGTTGTGCGTGTTGCACACCTGTAACTTCTGGAAACCATGTACCTCCACCCCCAGCTGCAGTAGATACTATCTCAATATCATTAGTTTTAACATTACGAATTGCAAGATTAATTTTATCAGAAGTGACCGCAGAAGCAGCTATCATAGTATTAACAATACTTAAAGGGCCTGGAGTACCAATATCTAAAAAAGCACTTATCGAAGCACTATTAGCAGTTTTTAAATATAATCGGCTGGCTGTTTGTGCAGCCCCTTCTTGTACTGTTACTACCAGTTCTCCAATATCATAGTGACTAACATTAGAAGTTAATGCTGGTAATCCATTTTCTATTCTATGACCTATGCCTACTCTGGTAAAGTTACCTCCAATTTGAGAACTCTTCTTAGTACTAGCATCTGAAATATATAATGCGTTAACATTTGCATTAGCAAATTGCATCATAGTACCGTCAGGAACATCAGTAGCTACACCACTTGAAACAATATTTACAGTTGAAAGAGCTGCTGAACTCCTAAAATTTGTGAGTAAAGAGCGCATGGAATTGTTAAACTGAGTTCTGGCAGAGTTAAGTGATGTACCTGCAGTTGGCTCAATATAGGTGTTTGAATCGGTTAATGCCATTTATACTCCTGTTGCTGTCATCATTACAGACATACTTGCTGATGTTGATCCTGCAGACCCATCACTGCTTTTAAATACTTGATAACTGACTGCCTGATTCGATGCGGCAGTAGTTACTACTATATGTGGTTTATTTGAATCCTCATCTAGCATTGCGTAACTTATTACAGGTCTAGTTAGAAAACCTGCATCAGTAATATCAATAGTTTTAGTAGTTGCATTATATACTGTAGTATCTGTAAAGGTAACTGTATCTTTTTCTATAGTATACCTAAACTTATCAATTGTAAAGTCAAATTCATCAGGCAGATCATTTTGCACAATAAATTTTAATTGAAATTGTCTAAAAGTTCTGCTACCAGCTTGATAGGTTTGAAAACCTTCATTCACAGAAGCACCTACAAATTGTTGAATATTTACATTACCATCTGAGCCACCAGAGACTGAACTAACGTTTCCTACATATAGTAAAGTATTATCTACTGTAGTAGTTCTAATTAGTGTTTGAGATCTTACAGCACCTAATGTGCCGGCATATGTATCACCAGTACCTGAATCAGAATACTGTCTAAGATTAACTAATTTGTAATTACTGGCTGCAGTAGTTACATTACCAAGTGCATTACCACCAGTACTATTACCATTTGAATGATAGGTCTCTCCTAATTTAATTTCATCAGCATCTACTAAACCAGCTATATGTGCATAAGAATTAGCATTAGCATAGTCACCTTGATCTAAAACACCAGAAGATGTGTAAGTACCAAAACCACTTGAATTAAGAGCAGAGGTTCTGCCTGCATCAGTATATAATTGTACACTAGTACCATTTACTCTATTAACATATAGTTCTCTATTATTTAATTGAGTCATACCATTGACATCATGAATGATAATCCTACTACCATTTACTAATCCGTGTTCAGAACCTGTAGTAGTAACTACTGCAGGACTTGCTTTAGTAATAGCAGAAATAACTATAACATTACCTACATATTGACCGTCATTCCATATAACATATACGTTACCAGAAGCACCTCCACTCATCCAAGTTGTATTATTAGAGTCAAATCGAGGACTTACTACAGAACTATTAGAAAATCCTAATACAGTACCTATACCACCGAAACTTGCATCTTTTAACACACCGGCAGTACCAGAAGGATCAGTAACTCCTGTTAGTATAGCTTCTTTAGCACTATTGTAGTCTGTTTGAACAGACTGAGTACCTTCTATCTCTACATATATAGATCCTGTTACTGTAGAACCAAAATCTCTAATTTGTGTTATATACTCTCCTGAAGCACTTGCTAGTAGATCAGTAGTAGATGATGTAGCAGAGAAACCACTAGAAGTACCATTAGCATTATCTGTAGCTGAACTTACTCCACCAATACCAGGACGAACTGCATAAGCTAAACCTCCTGTAGTAGAATCAGCAAAAGAAGGAAAATTAGTTTCTCCATTATTAGTATTTGTTATATTAGTAAAGTTGACAGAAGGAGTATCTTCATTATATGCGGCTACTACAGTACTTCTAATAGGACGAGAAGTAGTAAGAGTAATAGCAACAACATCTTCACTAAAATTACCACTAGTATCTCTAGTTCTTGCTAAATAGGTAAACTCTCCATAAGTATCAATAGGAATAGATTTTCTAGCAGTACCAGCTGAAATAGTAACTAAGTCAGAAGCAGCAACAAAGGATTGAATAGTTGCAGGAATATTACCTGGCAATCGTTTTACAATTACTTCCTTTAAATCAAGATCTGCTAATTCTCCATCAGTAGTACGTGCATAAGACCATAATAAGGTAATCTGATCAATCTGCTGACCACCTGTAAAATTAAAGATATTTGAAGGTTTAGCAGTTTTACCTACAATAGATTTAGTAAGTGTAGCTTGTAAACCTCTTATTTCTTTATTTAAAGGTACAACTCTAAATATTATATTTCTGGTATCACTGGTTAGACCCCTATTTATACCGTTTACTGTAAATCTAATTTTATTATCACTATCTAATCCAGATGCAGGAACCTTAACAGTATTAAAAGATGTTAAGTCTGTACCGCCATCATTTACACCGACATCATCTACAGAATCCATTCTATATGATATTTCATAATCAGTAACATTCTGTTGAAAAATATGATCAAATTGTATAGTAGCTCTTACAGCAACACCGCCTGTTTGTTCTCTATATAGAGATTCTACTATAGCAGCATTTCTTACTTTCTGTATAGGTATATTATCTATATGTATAAATTTAGTATTAAAAGCACTGGTTCTACCGCCTCTGGTTTTATTTCTAGCTCTCATTGCTGTAGTACCTTGTAACAAACCAGGTATAACTTGATCTTTAGTTAAGAACATTTGTTCAAAATCAGATCCTATTTGTAAATTGTATACTCTGTTATTTGCTAAAGTAAATCTTCCTGGAAACTCATCTCTATTATAGTCTAAGGTAGCAGTACCTCCTGCTATATTACCTAAGAATCCTGTAGGATCAGAAGATATATTAGTAAAAAATAAACCACCTAAATTAGCTTTGGGAGAGGTAGCTAATTTTATCTTATATATGTTATTAGCAGTCAAAGCTACGTTAGACAAAGTAGATTCAGGATCATATGTAGTTTCTATGACACTAAATATATTTGAGGTAGCAGCTTGTACATTATCACCTCTCTCAATAATAGGAACACTATAATAATCTACTTCAGTTCTATATGCAGAGTCTGTAGCACCTTTAGTGTAAACTACTGTAGCATTTACTACCGGATTATTATGGTTAACCGCAAACTGTCCTGCAGTTTTCTGTTCTCCATCAATAAATAATCTAACAAAAGCTGCATCACGAGGCCTAACAGGTAAATCAATTGTAATAGTATCAGAAGTACTACCATTTATTTCTCCAGACTGTATATGAGTAAACTCAGAGCCTGAAACATAAAAAGTATTATTCGCATAAAATCGAGAATCAAGTAGTTGATTTATTGTTACATAAAAAGGAACTGTAGGTATCTTATTAAGAAGAGTTTCATTATCAGTTCTTGTATTAGTAATTTTTATAATGTCAGTAGCTGCCGTATGACCTACTATAGTACGACTAAGTGCTGTTACAATAGGTGCAAATCCTACAAAATTTAATAATCCTTGTACAGATACATTTTGGTTAACAGGTATGGTAATTTGATCTACACCTTTTAAAGTACCAAATACATTATCGTCATTAGCGTCTAATACATTACATTGAAAATTATCATCGAATACTTGCCCAAAACCTTGTATAGTTAAAGATATAGTACCATCACTGGTACCCCCAATAGTGTCTGTATTTTCAATAGCAGTACATAGCAGTTTTATTTCTCCTGCAGCACTTGTAAAACCGTTCTTACCTACCAGAGTAGCTGTAGCCGGTGCTCCTACTAATACATTTGCATCTACTACTTGTACAGTATTAACATCACCTACTACTATATTATTTGCTAGTAAAGATCCATCAGTAGGTTTAGATATTTCATATTCAGTTACATAACTAATACCAAAACCTTGTCTATCAGTATTTACCTGTATTAAACCGTCTACTGCTATAGAGCCATCAGATCTTGTTCTAGGACTTGCAATAAAATTAAATTGAGGAACAGGAGGAACAGTCAGTGAGGATTGAATATCAGTATACGCAGTAGGTTTATAATCAATAAATTTATCAGAGTCTACATACACATTAGATATATATTCAACAGCAGATATAACTACCTCTTCATCATCTGTTTCCCTTGTAAGTTGTGTAACTTTAAATAGTTTATCACTTTTAGAAGTATAAAAATTATCAGGATTATCTATTTGACCAAATGTCCATAGATCTCCTGCTTCAGGTTTATTATTAGCAGTAAAGGCCGTATAGGCATCCCAACTTTTAGTAATTGGATTAAATCTTTCAATAGGATTAACAATAGCTTGGTCAAATCCAGAGGTAACGTCATCAGTAGTAGTTAGTGTAAAATTAGCATTAGATACTAAGTATAAGTCTATTCTATCGCTTTTTACTTTTATAATACGAAGAGCTAAAGGACTAGTATTAGATGACCCAAAATTACTTGCACTAAGAGAAGGTACAGTATAGTGTTCTAAAAATACATTAGTGTTATTAGGAGTCACAGCCGAATTAGCTCTTATCTTACCCCCAAAACCATAAGCTACTCCAGAAGCTTGTTGTGCTACAGAGATTACATCACCAGGAACTAATTGCAAAGCATCGGTACCTGTAGTAAAAGTGGTTGTTCTTTTTAAATATCTTGAAGCAGCTATTTGATATTGAGCAAATCGTAGAGCTTGGCTTCTTCGAGTCACACCTACTAAATCTAAGGAAGTTATATTTTCTATTTCAGTTTGTGTTATTCCGTCATTGCTACCTAATTGATCAATACGTACAGTTTCTCGTTTATAGTGATTAGTAGGATCAACATAGCTTACATCTACACCAGTTAAAATTTCACTCTCTTTATTACCAGAAATAATAAAGGTATTTTCTTTCATAGTAGCTTCGTTAAATACCATAACAGGGGTTTCATCAGGAAGATCACAAGCAAGAGTAATCTTACCATGAGCATATAATACTGCTCCCCTAAAACTTGCAGCTAAGCTATTAATAGTATCAAAAGATTCTGATTGATCCGCAATAATAAGATCTAAAGTAAATCTTCTTTCTTTAATAATGGTACCTTGTGCAACTCCTAATTGTCTTTCTCTATTTGACGTAAAAGTACCTCTGGCTTTACTTCTAAAAGTTCCATCAGCTAAACCATCTACTCCTGTAAAATTACCTGTAGTGTAGTCACAGGCATCACAGAATTGTGCTATCTGATAAAATCTATATTTATCTATATTTTCTTCAGGTACTCCTAGACCGTAAGTCTTATTGGTAAGTAAATCATAAATAATCCACACTGGGTTTTGTGACCATGAGTAAGCAAAAGTACCATCCCAAGTACCGTTATATATATTAATAGTAGAACTCGTTAGTAGAGTAGTTCCTGTTTGTTGTAAAAAATAACCAGCAGTAGCAGCACTTTCTGCTCCTGTAGCAGGTACTTCTACATGTCGCCAATCAATTTCTCCAGTTGATAAAGTAGGTTGATTATAATTAGAAGGTACTTTATGTATTAAACCTTTAACTAAAGATGTAAAAGTAGGTATTCCGTTATGCTCATCTGTTGCTTTTAATGCATATCCTATATGAGCAGTTCTTGGGTATGCTTGGGGAGAATTTTCTATTTCATTCCAACCCTGTATGCTTACATCATCAGTAGTGCCTGAACTTGTACCATCTCCAGAAGTTTTTCTAATAGAAAATCTATAGCCATTTACATTCTTACTGGCTTCAGGTATTTGTACTTTAATGGTAAATTTAAATGCTACAGTAGTTTTACCGCTAACAGTTCTACTGGCAGTAGCTATAGTAGTAGTACCTGTATGATCAAATACAGTTACAGATACTGATAAACTATGACGTAATACATCACCTTTATCAGTAATTCTTTGTAAACCCCCAATAGCAAAATTAAAAGATATAGCATCCCAATCTTTTGACGATGTTTCTTGTAAAGTTACCTGAGAAGCAGGTATACCTCCACCACCGCTTCTCAAAGTAACAGGAGAGGCAAAATTTTGAGGAGTAGTAACTGTCTCACCAAATACATCTAATCTATTTTGTGTTGTAGTGCCTGTATTAGATAATATTTTAAATTTAGACGTATTTTCTAAACCATTCCCATCTAAATTTATTAGATCATCAATAGTATTATCACCTAATTCTACATCTTGAGGACCATTAGGATTAATTCTGTATAATGGACCCTCACCTAAGCCCACTACTACAAATAAAATATCAGTAGAAAATAAACTTTGTGGATGCTCAATAGGGGTATGTGGCTCGGCTCCTCCACCTTTACCGCCTTTAGCTCCTTGTATCTGTGGAACAGAAAAAGTAGAATAATTAGTAAAGTTTCTAAACGCCATCGAATTGTCCTCCTACACTAATAGGGTCACCACTACCATGATCAATAGAACTTATATAACCACTTAAAAACTGACCACCTACTCGTGTTTGTCCATATATTAAAGCAATAGGAGTACCGCTTGTAGAACTATTAGTAAGTCCTCCAAACATACCATTGTCTCTTACTGTAGACTCAGTTTGTTTACTTGCTTTTTTTGCAGGAGATTTAGTCATCAAAGAAGTAACAGCAGCCATAGCTAAATTAAGACCCATAGTCGCCATAAAACTCATGCCAGTACCTGCTCCTACATTTACTGCGCCCAAAGCGGGTATAGCATTTAAAGGAGCACCCGCACCTATACCCCCAAATACACTTCCAAGACCGCTGCCCATTGCACCTATAAGAGCAGGATTCATAACTACAACAGCTATAGCAAATATCATAAACATTTTTCTACCAGCTTTACCGCCTCCACCACATATAGTAGGTACTAAATGTACAGTCTCACCTTCACTAAATTTTTTAACATATAGCATTTCATCAGTAATTTCTTTTAAATTACCATCTAATAAGTTAAAACAATCATCAGACTTTCCTGACGTTATATCCACCATATGTTTAGAAAATTTATGATGCACACCTCTAAGGTATCCTATAATGTCTAAAGCACTATAAGCATCAAAAGTATATATCTTTTCACTAAAAAATTTATTATAAGCTGAGTGTATCTTAAGATTAATTAACAAGATGTTCTTCCTTAAACTCATCAAACATGAGTGCATCTACATTAGAGTCTAGCCAATATAGAAAAAATTTATTATTAAATCCTACCAGAAATTTATACTCTTGGAAAGCAGCACTTACTTTATCTTCTTTACTTGGTAGGGGATTTTCGTCTCCTGGGTGTGAATGAAAGATTCCCCATATATTTTCATCATATTTAACTAAAGCTGCAGGATCTAATATAAAAGTATCCTTTGGTAAAGGAGAGGTGTTCTTACATGGTACGTAAGTAAAATCATTTGTTATGATGCCTACACATTCTTTAGGATAATCTAACATAGCATGTGCGTTCATCTCTTGTTTTAGTTTTGTAAATCTTTCCATCTATATATTCCTGTAGTATATTGTTTATAATAGTTTCCGTAAGGGGCAATCCAACTTTTATGTTTTATCATAGTTTGTAAAATTTTACTTCTATCTACATATAAAGCACAATGATTAGTAACATTAGTAGAGCCTAAACTCATGGTTATAACATCATAAGGTTTAGGATCTTTTACTTTTATCCAGCCGTATTCATCGGTTGCTGCGCGTTCAAAAAGTTTTTCTTGTGTTTTACAATACCAATCTTCGTCTATAATTTTACAAAAATAATCTGTAGTATAGGGAATATTAATATTTAGTTCTTTTAAGTACACTAATTTACAGAGATTAAAACAATCAATCCCTGTCTCTATATCATTACCTAAATGTAAATATGGAAAATCTTTATATTTGTTGTACCAAATTGTCATGTCTATAAATCGCATGTATGTTCTCTACCCAATAATCGGATAAAGTTTCCACACGCGAAATTCCCCCTTCTTCGATGTGTAGCATTTTGGAAGCCATTAAATACATACCAAAATGAATTATTAAATTTGTTTTTTCTGATCTAAATGCTATTACATCATAATCTTTAGCATTTGTCAAACTTACTTTTTTAGCACATTGAGCTGCCCAATTATCAATACTAACTGTAGTAAATTCTTTAATCCAATGTTTAGACAGGGGGTATTCTGGTAAGGAAAATTGTAAATTCAACTTACTATCGTAAAATCTTTTAATTAATGTTATACAATTTATGTCATCATATGAATGACGTAAACCTATAAATTCGTGTACCATGTAGCAAACTCCGGAAAAGTATCAATAAAAGATTCTCTACGTAAAGAATCAAGTCTTTCTGTTTCTACTTTGAAATCATTTAATAAATTACTATCATCACTACTAGTCATATAAGATAACCAATGTTTAATTTGTTGTAAATCTTCAAAAGTCAGTATTGAAGAATACTCATTAACAAATTTTTTATACATAGCAATCATTTGTTGTTTAGATTCTTTAGGTAAGCAAGTAACCTTTTGATGTGGCGGCTCAGATTGCGTAGTTCCATAGAAATGAATTTTATTACGCTTACACCACAGAATAAGATCAGGCATAGAACTAATACTATAAATATTTATAACAGAACTTACAGTAGTTATATTATCTTTAAAAAGTTTAGTATGTTCCTCAAACTTAGACCATGATAAACCTTTTCTTGCATATTCAGCACGTTTACCATAACCTTCTACACTTGGCCATACAGATACTTTTTTGAAGTTAGACCAAAGAGTTTTTAAATCATACTTTTTAAACTTAGAATAACTAAGATTAGTATTATAACTAAGATTTACATTTGCTGCATAACCAGAATCTATAATAAGTTCAAGCATTTTATAATGACCTTGCTGTACAAAAGGCTCTCCTCCAGCAAAATATACATCCTGTAGATCAGGAATAAATTTAGGTACATCAGCCCAAAAATTATTATTATTACTATAATGATCAATTGTTTTAGACCATCCAGAGGAAATAGTATCAGCATACCAACTCGTAGAAGCTCCTGGTCCACACATTCTACATTTAAAATTACATAAGTTTCCAAATCTAATATCTAAATAAGTAGGATTAGAATCTAAACTACCGTCTTTATTAGTTTTATATTGTAACGGAGCTAATTTATTAAATCGTTGATTAGCTTTTAGTCTATTACTATCACTACCTTGTTTTTCTTTTTTATAACAAGCAGATATACATTCTGGAGGTATCTTATTTTTTATAAAGTCAAGTCGTGTTTTTTTGTAGGCATCACCATTCCAAATGTCACCTAACGATTCATTATGTGTACCAACTATAGTAGTTATGGGTGTATATTCAGCATGACAACAAAGATAGAAGTTTCCACTTATACTACCAAATAAATGTATCCAAGGTAGTATACAACCTTTTATTTTATTGTTTTGGAATGGTACGTCCTGTTGCAGGGAAACCTCCAAAATGTATAGAATTATTTCTTAAGGTACAGGCTAATATGTTTTTACCACATATGTCACCTTCTGGTCCTGAAGCAGTTTTATTATCTACACCTATAGGATTATTATTAGCAGTAAGGTCCGTACCGGGTATAGTACCACCTGCTGGTCCTGGATACTGACACTCTTCACCTTTATATTTCCATTGACATGTGTTTTTATAATATTTACGTCTAGGAGTTATTTGTTTAAAATATTGTAACCAAGATACTAAGCCAAAGGTGCCAGTAACATCATTTAAAGATTCAAGTTGATCTATTTTAAATCTGTCCTCAATATACGATTCACTATCTGCATCAGCATTAACAATAAAAATTTGATCCCCTACAACAGTATTAGCTTCTAAGGCATTGCTAAGAAATAAAAATCTATTTTCTTCTATACTTTGTATAGTGCCAGAGGTAGATCCTTTTGAAGATCTAACAACATCTCCTACTCTATAGGGCATAGCATTATATACTTCTACTACGTCTGAGCTTACATATCTGACAGCACTATGCTCTGGCCAAACATCTAAAAACTGCGCAAAGGTAGTTGTTATGTTTACTACTGCGCCAGATAAGTCTCTGGTATCATTTTTTTGTATCTGCCAAGTACCCTTAACAAATTCTGTTTGTTCTTTTGTAAAGGAGGCATTAGCTTGCCCATAAGCACCTACTACAGTAGTACTAAATGCTAACCCATTTGCTCTTGCTCTTGTTAAAGTATCAAAAGCTACCTCACCTACACTACCTACATCTGCAGGATTAGCATTTATAGTTCTGGGATCAATTCCATGAACTGGGGCACTATTTACATAAGCTATACAAGCATTAGATATGTTATTTCCTAATAGATAGGGATTTTCAACTAAAGTACTTATGATATTATCTACATTAAATACTGTTAGTGTAAGTTCATTAATTTTACCATCAGTACCTTGACTAATACTTGATATATCTACAGGAAAAGGCACAAAAGAAGTCCCACCATAAGTTACATTATAATTTAGGTCTGATACTAAATCTCCTGCTATATCTGCAAATCTTAAAGGAAAATCTACTGGCCAAGCCCTACCTTCTCCATCTCCTGTAGGATTACCATTAGGATCAGGAGGAAACCACTCTCCAGGGTAGTATACTTCATACATCCTAATAATAGGATTTTGAGTAAAAGCATTTTTTGCAGCAACAAAAGGACTGGGAGCTTGAGACGCTATAGTAGTTGTAGCAGTTTGTTGATACGCTGCGAGTACATTTGCAGCAAAAGGAATAGAAGTTAAAGTACTCGATCCGTCAATAAATAATATTATCCCATTAGGAATACTATTTGGAGCATCAGATACAGTTAACTGGGTAGTACTATCTACACTCGTAACAGTTTGTGTACCTGTATAACCATTACTATTTGGAGAGCTGAGTAAGTAGCCAGCCTTTATTCCTATAGTATTAGCACCTGTTAAGGTAGTATGAAAACTTGCTGTACCCGCCCTTGAGTATGCAGTGAATGAAGTAGTATTAACAAAAATAATAAAACTATCTTCATCTATAACTGTAATTGTATAAACATTTCCATTAACTTGTGTCATACCTTGAACACTTGAAAATGCAATACGATTTCCTGTACTAAATCCGTGTGCACTAGCTGTTACCACACCTGGATCAGCTCTTGTTATTCCTGTAATTGTTTTACTAGTGCCTGCTATGCCCCCTATATTTGAGACATTAAAGGTTAAGGCAGCAGCTCCGCCGCTTCCCAACTTACTATCAGCAACAGTAATAATCTCACCTATAACAAATTTATCACCACCAGCAGTAATTGTTACTTCTGCAGCACCTGAACCATTTACTACTATACGAAAAGTTGCACCTGTACCGATACCATTACCTGACCAGTCTGTTGCACCAATAGTATAAGTTCCTGCTGAACGAGCGGATACTGCTGCACCTATATTATTAATTGTTAAGATAGGAGTAAATACTGTGGTAGTAAGTCTAGCACCGCCCATAATAGCTGCTTTTGAATTTATAGTTTCACTATTGTGAAACTCTTGCATAACATTATTTAATTTTACTTTTATCTGTTTACTAACAACATCCACATTAGCAATAAAACCTACAGTAGCACTTGTAGCACCTACAATAGAGTTGCCAGGTACAAAATTAGTAGCATCAGCTACTGTAAGAATAGTATCATAGTTTCTAGCAGTCATTAGTCATATGTCTCTTGCAATTTAAAGGAAACAGTAAAAAAGTTATCAATTAACTGAGTACCTGACGATAAAACTTGACTGATACCTAAGTCTCCATCAAATCTTGTAGTAATTGTACCACTTTCATTTAAATGTGACAAGTCAAAACTAAAAGATTCAAATTCTCCACTTCGGGCATTATAAAAGTTTTCAATTGCAGTTCTTTCTACTCCAGAAACATTAGTATACTGTAAAGTATAAGCTCTAAGAGGTCTTCTAGATTTTAATCTTCTTTTTTCGTAGCCAGCAGTAGACTTAAATTTTGCTACCTCAAACTTTTTAGAAAAACTAAAGCCACTATCAGGTTTTCTATCAGCCATAGAAGTGAATCTTCCTTGTTCAGAAGTAGCTTGTTCAAATATTCTAATAGACAAAGTATCATTAATATCTGAGGCACCTAAAGGTGCACCCCCTATAATAGTTGCAGTAGTAGATGGTACAGGTGTAGTTGCGTTTCTGAACTTGGCTACTTTTGACATTCTTATATATTCTATCTTGCCTTTATATCTTTCTTGGCTGGCTTGAGACCCTCCATCTACACTATTGTTTGCTGCTATTATTAGACGGCTATTAAAAGGTTGATTAGGGGGATTATAGTTAACTGATTTTACTAAAGTATCAGCTACATAAAGTCGTAAATTAGCAGTACTCTTATCATAAGATACCGCAACATTATAAGTACTTCCTCCATTACAATTACCACCATATGCTTCAACTATCGCACCTCCACGATTAATTACAATACCTACAGTAGCATTACCACCAACAGTTCTTAAAAAGAAATATTGATCATTAGTTTGTTGACGGGCAAGTAAAGTTTGATTAGCACTCATCTGAGTTCCTGCATCAGGAGTTATAATAGTTTCAAAAGTAAAAGATGTTTCGTCTCCTACATCAAAATCACCACTTGCAGGTATAGTAAGTTGGGTAGACCCTGCTAATACTAAATTACTACTACTAAAACTGGGAGAACCTGCATTTAAGGTTAGTGTGTGCTCAGAATCTGAACTATCTGTTAAATTACCTGCAAAATTAGTAACTAACTTAACAGCAGTATTATCACCTATATCTATTCCGCTATTACCTAAAGTAGCTGAAGGGTAGCTATATGCAGCAGGTTGTTGGAATATACCTCCTACATAAACCATGAACTCACTGGTAGAATCTACATTAGCGTTAAAAGGAAGAGACCAGAACTCTTGTGAACCATTCACGGTATAAGTATTACCATTAACAGCTAAAGGAGAACTATTGTAATCAACTGCTTTTACACTGGGAAAAGTTCTAAGTATTCTAAATCTATTAGGAAGACTAATAGTTTTTACAACTAAAGTAGTAGCATTAGGAGCTACTCCAAAAGTTATCTTAGTACCATCACCGGATAAATTATACGCAGTAGTATCTTGTGTAACACCATCTTGAGTTACTACAGCCTCTGCTTTAGTAGTTATAGTACTGGGTAATGCAAATTCCGTAGTAGTTCCTGTATTGTTATAGGTAGTTGTACCTATAACAGAAAAAGCAGTTATATCTGCAGTAGCGTCTGATGGGTATGTAGCCATTCTATTTCCTTATCCACTTCTAAGAGCTTTTCTAATAGGACCATTAGTACTTAAATCTCTCATTACAACATCAATTACGATTTTATCTGTATCTATTTTAGGCGGTCCCTGTTGTGCTGCTTCTTTGGGTGCTCCATTATTAACAATATTAAATTCTACATTGCCCATACCTGCAGCTCCAGTAGCATTCATTTTTCCTAATGCAGAACCCCCTATAGATTTAGCAGCTGTTTTACGAAGTACAAACTCACCAGGCTCTAACATGGCAGGTACACGATCACGAAGTGCATTTACTTCACCACCTGCAGCCATATGACGAACAGTACCACCTGTAACACCGCCAAACATAGCCATTTGGCCAAAGCTACCCATTAAAGAATTGCTAATAGAAGTAGTCATAGGATCAATAATACTTGCCTGAAGTATTTTTTGTTGAATATCAAACAACATATTGACAAATAGTTCACCAATACCTTCTATAATAGGTTTACCTTGTTGAATATTAGTTAAGAATGACATTACAGCGTTACCTAAAGTGTCAGATATACTAAAGGCTAAAGATTTTCCTAATTCTACCATGCGTTTCTTAGCACTGAGTTCAAAATCAAGATCTGCCTTAACTTGGTTAAATATATCTTTAGCCAGTTTACCTTCTATACCTAACTCACCCATTTTTGTCATAAATGCTTTTGATACTGCTTCACTTTCTAAGTCTAAATTTCCTAAACTTTTTATCAAGTCGGATGCAATTCTTTCTTTTTTAGTGTCAAAAGCTGCTAATTCTTTATTCTCTAAATCATCCATATTAGCACTCATTTTAACTAAGTCGCTTACTTTATCTCTATCTAATCCCAGTTGTAAGTCTCTAATCGTTTCTAACTGGGTTTGCTC